TTGTCAGCTTCACCTATAATGACAGTCCCATCCGGAGCCTCAAAGTACTTCTGCCCCGGCTGAAGGGGTTCTAGTACCCCTTTCTTTTCTTCTTTTTTGGCTTCATTGACTTTCTCCTTTGGCTTGACCTCAATTTCATGTTCTTCTATCAAAGTCTCTTCCACTTCTTTAGCTGGCCTCGCCTTCTTAACCACAACCGTCTTCTTGGAAATCACCTTCTTCATCTTATCTCCCTGCCGGCATGGGCATCCTCGGCATCATCGCCTGAGCTGCTTGAGCCTGTTTTATAGAATTGGCTACCTTCGTCTTCACGGACTGCGGCAACATGCTTTCCTCGATGAGTAAATCTGGGGGCAAGAGTCCTGGATACATTGTGGCAAAGTCTTTAAGATCTGCTGAGTTGGCCATTTTCATTGTCTCGCTAGACACGGCCTCACCCACCGCCACATCATATGTCTCCAACTCCCCGGAGAGAACCTCCCCGATGGTCTGGTCGGCCGCCTCGAAGTCTATCTGCATGACCGGCTGGCCGTCCGGCCCCATGACAGGAGCATTAACAATCTGGCCTGTGGCCGGATTCACTTGCGGCGCCATTTGTGGAACACCGAAGTTCTGCATCATGAAGGCCTCGCCCAACACCTTCTTGGCGGTCTCCGTATCATACATCTTGCCCATCTGGGATAGGAGGAATTTACCCGCGATGGTACGGGACCTCGAGAGGTTGTCAAATAACTCCTGTACCATTAATAGGCCTTGGCGCTGGCGAAGCGCTATTGCTCTTCCCGATTGTGCTCCGCCTTGCTCGGCCGCCAAAAGATCAGCGTTAATTCCCAATTGACCTTTGATTGATTCTGCCGCTTGTTGTGAAATCTGTGCATGCGCCGTTGAAAGAGCGTTTGGAAATACCCTCTCTGGCTTGGCCGATCCCTTCTTATACTCAAGATTAACTCCGGGGGTAGCACCTAAATCTTTGACCTTTTGAGGGTCAACCCAACTATCCTCTTCTGACAGCCAACCTGAGTTTGTGGAAGTATTCAGATGCAGTAATTCAAGCGTTACTGCTTTATTATGAATCTCCTGAGCATTCTTTACCGGGCATACAATCCCTTGAACCAATAGGTTAGCATCGTCTCCTGTAATAGGGGCTGTTGAGAACCTAGCATAATATGGAACGAACGGATACTTCTTCCAAGTGGGATAAAACCAAGCCCTTTCCTCTGCCAAAGGCTGCTCGATCCCCGGGACTTGCGCGAATAGCCAAATCTCAGGGACATACCGTGTGTAGTGGACGAATCTTTCCGGATTGTTCTGCGGAGGGGCGATCGGTTCGACCGGTAAAGGAGATGTTAATGGATCGGCTTGATACTGGGCCTGCTGGACCTGGAATATCTGGGTGTCCTGCTGATACTGTTGCTCATTGGCTTGAATTTCATTGAGATAGCCTTGGATAAACTCCTCGGCCTTCTCCTTCGACTCGGACTCGATTATCGTGCCGTTCGCCTTGTCGGCGATGAAGTGCTTGTCTACAAACCTCTTATAGAATCTTTCAAGCAAATCGCAATTGTCATCCTTATCCTTGTCATCCGAATTTTGGCTGTCATTCCCTGTAGTTGGATATTCTCTTCTTTGTCTATGGGTCCCGCTCGGGTCCAAGAGATAATTAAGTTTAGTGGGGTTGGAGCGCTCAATCAAGGCCTTCTTCTCGGGGTAGAGGCTGATAAGGTCGTCGATGCTCAAGTCCTTCGTGACCTTGAACACGTACCGGGCGTCGGAGTAGTCGTACTCCCTGAACCCAGGCTCCGGGAATATGCAGTCCCCGTCGGCCTTCCGCCAGACCGGCCTCCCGTTAATGAGGTCGTAGGTGTTGTCTAGATACAATTCAAGATGCGATTCACCGCAAGTAACCCCATCCTTAAACTGTTCAGACGTTTTATAAAGGAAGTCTGAGGTCTTTACGCCATGCTTGAACAAAGCCGATGCAATCTCTGCCTTCAAAGAGTCCTCCTGGCCTTCCGGGTAAGCCTTGAATTCAGAGCGATTTTGTCTTTCCAATCCGGTCAGGAGAAAAATGTTGGGCTGAATGCGGTTGTCGGTCACGGGCTTGATCTTCCGCTCCTCGTAGTTCTTGAGGTCGTCGTTAGACCATTGCTTGCCAAGAGCAAACAAGAAGTCGTCCTTCTCCCGCTCGATGAGTTTGATCTTGGCTTCATAGGCCTTCTTGAAGTCCGCCAAGGAGGATTCAATAGTTAGCTTCTTCTTGGCCATTATTTTAACGCCCCATTAGCGCCGACCAGGGTAAGCTTCGGCTTGGCCTTCTGCGCCTCGTTGGCCTCTTTTAGCTGCTCGTCGTGCATCCTCATCACTTCTAAATGGATCTTGTCGATCCTTTGGAACAGGGCCTCGGGGCTGAGGAACCCCCGCTCGAACCAGGACATCTTCTTGAGCACGGACTCCATCGCCTGAAGCCTAGTGTCGATGAAGACCATCTGCTTGTAGATCATGGTGATGCGCTTGGCGTCGTTGTATTGGCGCTCGATTATCTGGTTGTCCCTCATACCGTCATCCCAGATCCCATAGGTTCTTTCTTTCGTAGGAACTTCCTCTCATATTTATCTTCCCTCTTGACCGGCTTCACCCTCGGCAGGGCCCACAACCCATTAAGGAATGCGTCTGCATGGTCGGGTGAACGTCCAAGACGATCAGGAGATTTAATATCATCCTTGGCCTCGACCTGGTAAATGCCATTCGACTTGATCGTCTTATATCTGACTTCAGAGAGCTCTTCCATTAATAAGGTATCGGTCTTCAAGATAGACACACGGGAGGACTCAAATAATTCCGCGCCGTTCAAGTATATCTCCGCCCTCCGGTTGAAGCAGTCCTTCCTGACGTCCTTGCGCTCCGAGGCGTTCACGAAGATGACATCCTTCTCCAATTCGGCCAACCTATCCCCGACTCCGCCGCCCACCCCGATCTCGTCCACTGCAAATGAATTACAAATTTCCTCTTTTCCAAATGCCTTCTTGGCGAAGATCTGCGCCAACCCGACCACTTCCATCGTCGACTTCTTCTCGTGGGTCTCGGTGGCGACCTCGGTGTAGTTCTCGATGGCCTTGAAAACCGTCTTGTCGTCGCCATACCGCGCCACATCAATGGAGACAACTCTTCGTATAGGAGGATTCTCATTAAGCTCGCGGCCGATCGCTCCTTCTATCAATGATTGGGAGATGATGATGTCGACGCTGTCGGCCTCCTCATGGGAGTTCAATACAAATCGGTTATAGAGTACCGGCTTCTGCTCTTTTAATATTTCTAGGCCGGCGAGGAAGGCGGGAGATAAGTTCTTGCGGTTGACGAAGGTGTTTGCTTCGTAAATGGGGGAGAGGTTATCTGTATTTCTTCCTTTGAGGTGGGCGAACAGCTCTGGACTCTTGTCCATCAGGTTTGAAATTGTCTTGGCGAAGTCACCTCTCTTCCACAATCGCCATATCCAGTTGTGGCCCCTTGCGTTCGCGGTGACGAAGCCACATGGGGGCATTCCCTTACGGCGAAGACGACCAAAGAGTTTAAAATATTGTTCGTCACCGGCAAGCTCTTCTGCTTGCTCAATCCAAAACCAGCCGAGATTTACGTTTTGGATATTGTTCATCTCCTCGAGGTGGCGGAACATGATCGAGGATCCGTTGGGGAGGTCCACGTTTCGGGAGGAATTAACTTTAAGGCCGGTGTAGTCTTCGAAGTCGCGGATGGTCGAATCTTTGAGGTCGGTGAATTCTTTGCGGAACACGATGCCGAGGTTGCCGGGGTTCTGCTGGGACAGGTCCATCGCCTTGACGATGCCGGCGAAGGTCTTGCCCGTGCCCCAGGCGGTGACGGCGGCAGGATATGGAGCAGGAGAAAATATAAAATCGTCTTGGTACGGGAGCAATTCAATTTGAGTATCTTCTGGCTGGATCAGTTCTGCGGCATTCCCTCTCATCGCTTAGGCCTTATGATAACCATTCTCCCCCCAACGCTTATGTCCTGCTTTTCTATGAACATGCCCTTGGTCTTGCCAAGGAGTTCCAGGGCCCTGCTGGCCCCGGTCGAATCGAAGTCGAAACAAATCTTGCCGGTGTTGCGGTCGCGCTTGTAGATGCCGTTCGCTTTCATGATCGGGTCGGTCTCTTGGATGCACCGCTCGGCAACTATCTTCAACCTTTCTGTAACCCATTCAGCAGTGACTTGAGCTTTATCAGCAACCGCCTTAAGCCTTGCCTCGACTTCTTTTTTTACGTTTGCAAAGGTTAACATCCTTGCAGCCGCAGATCGTGCTGACTTTTTCCCATATCCTGCTCGGATAGCTGCGGCGGTTCCATTCTGGTCCTTCAAGTACTCGCTCACGAACTTCTCTTGCTTCCGCGTCATTTCGCGCATAAATATATTCTACCATGGGGAATGGGGCAATATAACAAGTATTTTTATTTAGATGAAATGTCTCATTATCAGCTATTTTGATCATATTTTATACTTGAATGGGGCTGTATATTCACTGGA